AGAATTCTAGTTATTTCTCATCGTTTAGTTCTGGTGGTTCTAGTACGAAATCTGGATCTTCAACTTCTTATGCCTCTGATGGTGATACAGCAACGATATGGTTCTCTGATCCATATACAATTGATGATGTAACAACACAGCAATCAAGAACTATAACAACTAGCTCATATGCATTTGGGGCGATACAGCATGACGTTTCTGGGTCACATAATATAGCTAATCCGAGCACTAGTGGTTCAACATCTATAAACTCTCTTACGTTTAGTCCAGCGGGTAAGTGTTTTACTGATGCAAATTATATTTACTTTGAGGTCTCAGATCAATACTCTATTATTAGAGGAAGTGCTACTATTTTTAATAGCAGTATTGCTAATGTTAATGGTGTTACTAGGAGTATTCTGATAACTCAGCCAGTGACTGGTGGTGTTCGTCAAGTTCTTTTTGCTAAGCCGTCCAATGTTCCCGCCGATCAGATAAGCTCTGGTAGCCCAACGATGGTCCTACCCAGTTCTAGCTCAATAAACAGTGTAAGCGTGAGTGCTTTAGGAGGCTCCGGCACACTGTATTATGTTGATAGTAATACTTTCTATAGATTTGAAGGCTCCGACCCAGGGGGCATGCCGACTACAACAACTTCCGGTACAGTAACGTATAATGTTACAACACAACAACAGGTTCCTAAGGCGCAAGGTTATGAGAATGTGACACTGTTCGCAGCTCCAAATAATTTTGGGTCAACGCCATATAGGAATGTTAAACTAAATAATATATATTATAGACAAGGTAGTATAGCAAGTAGTAGTGTGGTTATAAATGTTAATGGTATAACAGTTTCGTCCGGTTCTCGCTCTGCTAATGCAGTATCAACCACATCAGTTAGTTCCCTTAATATTTCACCAAATAGAACATCATCTAATACAACTGGCGGGTCAGGTTGGTATGTGAATACGTCTGTCTACACAGGTTTAAACGGCAGTTTGTATTATGCAACTGTTAGTGAGGTACAATTTAAATATGAATATGAGTCACTACAATGAGTAATTTTATTATTTTAAAAAGAAGTGAAGAGTTTAACTATGAAAACTATATTAATAACTCAGAGTATATGTCTGATATTAATGAGGGTGATTTTAGTTTAACTGTTCTTAATCCACTTGATGGTTTTGATTTGGCACTAATTGATCAATGGGCAATAAATTTATTTGAAATTCAAGTGGTCGATGTCGTTGCCATTAAAGAGCTTGTTGAAAGCAGTACTTCATTTAAAATTGAATATGATAATACTGTCCCAGTTAGTGAAGTCAAAACATTTACTATAGTAATAGAATCATTTAATGAACTGACCGATCACACAGATAAACTGTTTCAGCCATACTATACATGGGTTTGGAATAAGGAAGCTGGTCATTGGGAGCCTCCAATTCCTTACCCTGATATAAATGCTGTGATGAAGTGTAATTGGTCAAATGACTGGCAAAATTGGAAGATTGATTTCGGTCAACCGTTTGATCGCCATAGGAAGTCTTTTCAGCTGTGGCTTGCTGCCGAGACAGATGGATCAAGCATGTTTTTAGACGCTTGCTCTACACAAGATTATATGATTAAACCATTTGAGAACATTACTCATGGTACTAGATCAATCGAAAATTTGATAAAAGATTATAATACTTCTATTGAGGCAACTTCTGAATTGATTAGACCATATATGTCTATTATTGGTCATATTGTTGTAATTGATCTGTCACCTATTGCTCTGATCACGTACTCAGAATGTCATGAGGATGCAGTAACGATGTTCAACCAGTTATACTCTATGCATCCGCAATTTTTGGCTAGAACATCACATGAATTATTTAGGCTTATTATTGAGTGGGCTTATGCTCACACAGAACTTGGTAATGAAGAATTAGCAGCAACTACCTGTCACAATATTCTTAGAGCCGTACAAATGCCAAAAGATATTCGTGATGGTTTAATTGCAATGCAAGCACAGCAGGTTGGTAAATTCTTGGAGGGGTCTGCCAATGCTCTGGTTGAGGACGACGAAGACCCAGAATCACCAGTCGGGTTCGATAGGTGGGTCAATACGCTGTATTGTCACTATCCTCATCTTAGAGTGGGTCAGGAAACTCACATCGATACGCTCCCAGCAAGCTATCCTGTGTGATATAATATTATCCTATGGAAGAATTAGATATACAGTTATTAATATCATGTTACAACGAGAAAATGGGTAAATTGATAAATGAACTTGTTGTCAAAGAAGCGGTTATAAAGCAGCTTGAAAGAAAAGTACAAGCTCTCATGGCCGCAAGTAAGCCTCACAAGTTAGCGGCTGAAGATTTAGAAGAATAATTGAGGTATAATAGTTAAATGGCTTACGAAAACTATAGGTTTATTTCTTGGACTGATGGCACACCACTTACGGGTGAAAGACTTGCTCAAATGTCCACCAACATTGAACAGGTCAAAGATGCGACAGATGATCGCCCACAGGGGATCATACAGTTAAATCAGATAACCAGCGATGTCCCTAATGCTACAGGCTATTCAGATTTTGAAGAATATGAACTTATAGCCCTGAAGGAAGATCCGCCGATTGATAAAAGAGTTAGTGTTGATGGCAACAGATACTATAAACTCACTCTGAATTTCCCAGGCTTCCTGGTTAAGAACCGAGGTGCTGAGGATTCTACGTTTTTAATAAAGTTTTATCAAGGCACTTTTGGTAATGCAGGAACTCTTCTCAACACATGGAGATTGACTCCGCCTATTTTTTCTTACTACGATGTTTCGAGCGATGCCAATCAGACCAATGATACATACAAGTCGTCAGGCTACTCAACTAGATTTGGCGCAGGTGATTACTCTGTTATATTAACGTCATCGGCAAGTGGTCTATCTGTTGAGTCATTCTATGTATCAATTAAGAGAGATCAAGGCGCTAGTGCCAATAATGCTCCTGCTTATTATGTCCCCAGCGGTGGAACAATAATGCAGTTCTACATTGAGGATGTTGGCGGAACCTGATGCACCGTAGAGAACTCGCTTCTCAAAGAAAAGATATATCTTGGACTCCAAGAAATAATACTGGTGCGAACAACCCAAACTTTGCGGGCGGTAAATATATAGACGATAAAGGATACGTCAGAATACTGCTACCTGATCATCCTAAAAATATTCGTGGATATGTTTATGAACATCGGCTTTTAATGGAACAATATATGGGTCGATATTTAGAGCCTTGGGAAACTGTCCATCATATTAACGAAATAAAGACTGATAATCGGATTGAGAATTTTTTTCTTTGCACTCATAAAGAGCATAGTGCTGTGCATATGGAAGGCAGAAAGGCCAGTGCATCAGAAAAAGAGAGGCTTAGAGCTCACATTAAAGATGTAAAGCCTCACACAAAAAAACGAGATTTTTCTAAGAAAACTATACCGATAAAAAAAATATCATAATGACTGATTTTTTCCCCCTACGGTGTGATACTATGGAAGGACACCTTAGGAGTGATAATGAAAAAATGCGAAGGTTACGACTGCGATTTGGAATTTGAGCCAAATACAGCGAATCAAAAATATGCACATCCTACATGCCGTAAATCCCTGGATTCACTCGGCCTCTGTAAATACAGAAAGGATAATGGAATTGTGAATATACCAGGAGTTGATTGCAACTCTTCAGATGAGAGTGATGTTTCTTTGAAAGTTGCTTATGCAAAATTGCTCTCTGAATATGAGAAGGTTAAAACTAAACAGGATGAACTTGCCGACGCAGTTTATCGTGCTGTAAAAGACACAGTTGTTCGTCATGATCCGGTCCAGATGGATCCGACTTTTGTTCCTGTCAAAGGTGGCAAGTCGCTTTCAGACGAAGAAGTTGCTATTGTTGTTCTGTCTGACTGGCAGTTGGCCAAAGTTACGCCCGACTACAACTCGTCTGTCTGTGAAGAGAGAATTGAAAGATACGCAGACAAGGTTGTTCAGCTTACCAACATACAAAGAGCAGATCATCCTGTTAATGAAGTCAGAATCTGGGCGCTCGGTGACATTGTTGAAGGAGAACTGATCTTCCCCGGTCAGAGCTTCCTTGTTGATGGAGGCCTATATCGCCAAGTTACTGTAGATGGTCCTCGAATTATGAGCAAGTTTATCAACAAAATGCTTGAGAACTTTGAAAAAGTAACATTTGTTGGGGTCATTGGTAATCATGGTGCTATTGGCGGTCGCTCAAGAAGGGACCACGATCCAGAAACAAACGCCGACAGAATGTTGTATAGAATTATACAGTTGATGTATGAGAATGAAAAGAGAATTTCTTTCCATATACCTGATGGTCGTGGTGATAGAAATTGGTATGCGATTGATAAAGTCGGCAACTACAAGTCTCTTTTAATTCATGGTGATCAGTTTAGTGGTTTATCTACCATGTACTCTTTCCAAAAGAAAGTGTATGGATGGAAAGTCGGCGCTATTCAAGAAGAGTTTGATGATGTTTATTGTGGACATTTCCACACACCGACAAAGATGACATTTAATACGGTTCAGTTCCGTATTTCTGGTAGCCCTGAGTCTACAAACACATATGCTATGGAGAGTTTGGCCGCTATCGGTCAGCCCTCTCAGCCTTTGATGTTTGTTCACCCTGAAAAGGGTATTGTAACAGCAGAATACAACTGCTGGTTATAGGAGGAAAAATGGTTGACCCCAAGGTTATTTTAGATAAGTCTTTACTGAAAGACGTTGCCGAAAGAGCGTTATGGACTGCTGTTCAGGCGTTTGTTGCTGTGTATACAGTTGGTGGTGTCGATGAAGTTAAGGCTGCTGCTACTGCTGCTGTTGCAGCCGGTATTAGTGTTCTTAAGGGTTTCTTTTCAACGCAGGTGGGAGATCCTAAGTCTGCGTCTAGTTTGAAGAAGTAATCATGGTTAGAATCCCTAATTTTTCAATGAAGTGCAAGAACTGCGGAGGCGCTAAATATGTTGGAGATGAGTTTCATCTTTTTGGCGAAATGTGGGTAGATATTACTTGCTTAATGTGTTCTCATAGTGTTGATATTAGGGTAAAAGAGTTTAATGATTTTGTCGAAAGGGTAGAAGGTATTAAATGATAACTAACAAAATTATAGAAAACAAATTCTACTTGTATAAAGGCAAATCGGTCAAGGTTAAAAAGATTCACAGGTCTTCCAACAGTGTAATTTTAAAGTACCTGTTGGAAGACAGTGAAGACACTATTCCGTTTAATGGCGGTGAACTGCTTCTACAGAGATTGTATACAATTGGTGAGCTTGCCAAAATTACGGAAAAAAGGTCTGATACTTTAC